CGTAAAGAAGTGAAGTATCCGCAGAATTTTGATTCGCATTATAAGGTGGAGCGCCTGGTGGAATCAACCAACTAGCGTCTGGGTGGTAATTTTGTTGAAGAAGAGCCTTCAAAGACCATGATTCATTTTTCTTGAGAACATTTCTTTTTTCTTCTCTGGTCTTGGCTTTTGCTACATCTTCCAAGACTTCTGCAATACTCAATGCCATTACATATCTCCTGTAAATTGTTTATCTGTCATTGCAATTGTTTCATTCTTTATATATTCACGATTTTCCTGAAACACAAACTCACTTTCATCCATATCTTTAGTCCAGACCATGTTGATGTCTGGATAAAACACACCTATTGTTCTTTTGGGTGTTCCATCTGGATAATAGGCCATCGCAATACACTTGGAAATGACTTTGTGTTCCTCATTTTTTCCAGAAAACATCGCAAACCAATCACCTGTCTTGAGATAATGTTCGCACATACGAATATATGCTCGTTTGTTATCTGCAAGGTTAGATGCAATCTGTCTGTCACTTGGACTGTTTTTTGCACTACGTGCTTGTTTGTTGTACTGAGAAACCAAATCCTTTGACTCCTTAATCCATTCTTTGACGTTCTTGAAAGAGTACTCATCCTCTTCTGGGAGTGCCAGAACAGTCTTATTTACATTCTTGTACTCTGCTGGTTTGCGCTTCTTTCGCATTTCAGTCATGCGTTGACGAAGAGCCTCACGTTGCTCTTCTGTAATCTTGCGAGTACGTTTTACTTTCATGGGTTTGCGTTCAACTACGATTTTCTTTCTTGCCATTACGATTTTTGCTCCTTGGAACGTTCAATGTTATTTTTGATTGTCTGCAACATCATCTCCCACTGTTTAGCAGTAGTCTCAATGTCGTAGTGCATATCAAAATATTGTTTCTGAAAACCAAGACCAGCTTGAACTGATGGTTCCCAAAAATTGTCAATTGCATCCTTCAGCACATATGCAAACTTCCTTGCGTGTTCTGTCTTATCTTGGACAAAACCATACATCCATGCAAAATTTGCACAAGTTTCTGGAAGGACTGCAAGATTCGGACATACAACAACACACCCTGCACTCATCGCTTCTATCACAGAAATACATGCTGTTTCTGGATAGACATTCGGATATGCAAGAATATGGGTTTGTTGAAGTGCAGTACGAATTTCTTCATTGGAAACACTACCATGATAATTCACGTTTGGAGTGTCCCGACATATTTGATAAAGTTTTTCAAACTCTTTGTCTTTCTCTTCCCAACCATAGATTTTGAAACTGGAATAGATGTCGAGTTCTACATTTTCTAATTTCAACGCACGAAATGCACCAATCAAAACATCTAGACCACGATGAGGTGTAGAGATGTACACTAATCTTATTGGTCCCTCATTTGGTTTGGAATGAGTAGGTATTGGAACAATTGCGTTTTTCAATACTACACTTTTTTCGTATTCAATTCCAAGATCAAGGTGATATTTCTCTAACGACCAATCAGAAGGAAATACAAACCGCTCAAACTTATCTCTTGATTCCTTTTTCTTGAGGAACTGAACTTCTGGATCTTTTGAAGTGTCTTGAAACCAGAGTATTCTTGGTTTGTCTTCTAACTCTCTGACTCTGGAAAGTATGACCTGAAAGTAGTTCCACAAGTCTTCAGGCACTCGTTCTTTAACTCTTTCGTAAATAAGTTCACTACCACCCTTTGCATTCTTTGATGCTTCTACTACATCTTCAGAGACATAGGGCAATCCTTCTTCCCTTTTTCGTTTCATTTCCTCAATTTTTGAAGTATCAAAATTCATCATGCCACTCATTCAGGCTCTCCAATCTTGTCTATCATTTCAATTTTTTCAAGTGCATCCAGGCCATCTTCTTTATAATAACAACCACCTTTTTCAAAATCAGTAGAGTAGATGATATCATCATTTCTGCGAATATCGCCAGTGATTTGTTCTATTACCTGCCAGATTGCAGCTTGAGGTGTTTCAGGAACACCATTCGTAAACCATCCCTCATCGTCTGGGAAAGTATCTATATAAACAGGATTTTCGGTATAACCAGTTGGAGTATCATCGTCATCATAATACACTTCGTGTATCGCAAGGCGACCACTCTCAACATCTTTTACTAATCTGTGATTCCAGTAACTCATTTTTTCACTCGTTCAATTTATCATTTTACATATACTATTATAACAATACTAAAACAAATTGTCAAGTATATTTTAAAAGAAACTTAATTGTTCTTTTCCATTTAATTTATATTGCAATTTCCCATTATAATAAACTTCAACATCTGAACCTTTAGATTGCAAGTCAATTGCAATTTTTTCAGCATCTTCTTTAGAAAATCTCAATGACTTATTTGTACTGGTTTCAATAGAATATGGAGAATCTGCTAGGGGAAGCATATTATTCCTTTTTGTTGAAATATTGACACAATCCAGTTCTTGCAATGTAGAAAGAATCCACAATGTCGGAAACAGGGTTTGAAATTTGTTTTGAGTTTGGAGACAATTGACTTTTAAGGTCAACTTTTGTTTCAGATAGGAAGGTTTCGTACATCATCTCTTTATTCGCATTTCCCTTACCTGTAGCATATTTCTTGACTACTGTAGGTGGAAGAGTAATATAAGAGAAACCAGATGCTCTAAGAACCTTTTTGAGTATTCCTGTATTTTCTGCAATATGAAATACTCGGCCTGTTGCACCAAATGCATAATCCTCAAGAAAAACTTTTTGCACTCTATTATCATACCAACGTATTCGTTCAACGACCCAACTTGCCAATTGAGAGAATCGGTCAATGTCATCTGAATACTCTGGATACTCATACGAGTAAATATTTCCAAAAGATTTTTGCGACTTGGTTTGTTTGAGAAAATGAAAACTACTATTCTCAAAGGTAATATTATTATTTATTATTTTTGCAACACATACTGCCGGAGAGGTTAGTGAGTAATCAACTCCGGCGATATATTCATCAAATTTCATCTTCTTCATCTAATTCATATACAATGCCGCAGAAAGGACAATGTTCGGGAACAAATCCCTCTTCAAATGAAATAGAATAATCTGCATTACAATTTGGACATTCAAAATCAGCGTCAATTAGCATTTTTCTCCTGTTTATAAGTCAACTACTTCACATCCTCCGTCACCAGAAGAACAGGCTAACTCCTGAGCTCCAATAGTAAAATCCTGTGATTCATATTTCGTCAACTCTGACCAATCCACATCCTGTGGGATTGTCTTGAGAGCTTCTTCGTATTGTTCTTTTGTGCAATCCTGAAACGGAGCTTGACGATACGTATGCTCACTGAAAGGGAGAAATGAAATACCACTGATTGTGTCAAAATTTTCCCACACCCAAGAACCAACTTCCATCCATTCGTTTTCTTTGACAGAAATGGTTACGGATGGTTTGTGTTCACACCAATGAGTTTGATATGTCATCCAAAGTTTTAACTGGTCAATTGCAGTCATATCTTGTCTACAAACAGCATCGTCTGGTGATTTCATTGGAAAAGAGAATACAGTTGTGTGTTGTGGTTTCGTCACATCTGCTTCGTTTGGAAATCCGGCCTTTTTCATCATTTTGCAGAGGGGGTCTTTGTTGTCTGCACGAATTGTTCTGATATAATAAGGATTATGGCGAGCATGTATACCAGAGGCAGAATCAACCAACTGACTAACTGTACCGCTAGGCTTGATGCACGAAATTGCTGCAGATTGTGGGATTCCGAGTTTTTCTGCCCACTCTTTGTTTGTTTTGATTGCTTCTTTTCGTAACTCGTCCAGTAACTTTTCAAGGCCTTTCTCCTGTCCATTTGTTTTTGGGTTGTCCATTATTCCAGTAAGGGAAACTCCAAGAAGTCGTTCTTCGTCACAGTTTCGTTTCCATTCTTTTGTGAGGTACTTGAAGCTGGTAAGAGTGGATTGGAAAGTCCCAAGGATAGTTGCAAGCTTAACTTTCTGGCGAAGTGATTTGGCAGTGTCCCATCTACGAATAACGACTTCTGAGAGGTTGCAAAATTCTCTGCTTCTAAGAATAATTTCACTGCAAGGGTTTGTTCCAAAATCTTCTCTTGGTTGTCTTCTTTCTTGCTCATCGGCATTCAACCTTTCTACTTGTTTCTTTGCAGAAACACTATTATAAATTCCTCTTTCACCTGACTTAGAATCATAAAGTGATAACCATTCTCTCATAAATGTTCCAATGTCTGGTCTTCCTTTGTAATTGACTGAATTATTTGCAAGTGCTCTTTGTGGTTGTGACTCCCACCATTGTCCTGACTTTGCGTGTCTCATTGTTTCGTCATTAAGATTTGAGAGTGAAATCAAAGCACTTCTACGAACTCCACCTACCACTACAATTTCTGCAATTTTACAAACCAAGTCGTGGCACTCAACTGGTCGTAATTTTCGACCAGCTGCATTGCGAAATGTATTGACTGAAAAATTAAAAAGGTCTTCCAATGGTTCTGGACCTGAAGCACGACCACCAAATGTTTTGAGAGGTTTTCCTGCAGCACGAACCTTTGATAAATCCCAATTTGGAATCTGTCCTGTCCAGAGCAAACTATAAAGTTCTTTGAGTGCTTTTGCCCATCCAAGTTTGGAATCTGCAACGACAATGGTTGTGTCTGTTTCGTGAAACTCTTCTGCAATAATTGGTAATTGTGTAATGTATTCTTCTTCTACAGAGAAACCGATGCCCGTATTATGTGCAACATTTCCATTAGTAAGAACATAATTATGATTTTTTGGAATTGTCATATCCCAATACATAGTCCCTTCAGATTCAACAATTTTTCTACTTACTAATTTCATTGAGTTTCCTTTTCTTTTTAGTATTTTTTATTTTAGTTATAGTTTCATCAGAATGTTTTTTATTATAAAATGGATTGTCCTTACCACTTTTTATATTAGAAGGCAATCTTCCTCGTTTCCATTCGTCTGTTGGTTCAACATTTGAAGGAAATTGTTTTTCTATAATTCCATTATTATAAGTTCTATAACCACTATTTCCTTGACTCGTTTTCAATCTTCCAAGAATCCAACCAGCTGGTTCTTTTCCGACCAAAAAAGCTTTATTATCTTGCCCATTGTTGAACCATCTTTTACCTCTCATATGATTATTTTTACTCATTTTGTTTCTGGTATCTTGATTTGGAGTTTCTCTTTTCAGCGCAATTTCTCTTATCTTTTTTTTAGTTTCATCAGTTACGATTTTAACATATTTTCCAGAAACAAATTTTGATTGTTTCGGAGAAATGTTTGTCATGTTATAAAAATTTTCATCCAATACTGCATTATATTGATTAATAATTTCAAACTCTTTTTGAAAAAGATTTTGCTCACTTTCATACTCATAATATAGAATTTCTCTCGTAAAATTTTCCATACCATATTTCTTTATGGCACAAGAAAATGCCTTTCCTGAACCAATATAACCATCATCAATTTTCCCAATATGAGCGCCAATATATTTTTTATCATTGAAATTATTCAACCAAATATATACAAATCCAATATAATTTTTATCCATATATAACTCCTGTTCCGTTCGAGATGTTTATTATATTTATAAAAATTCTAACGGAACAGGGGTTGTCAATTACACTTCATGGTAATTTTTCACATCATCTTCTTCTAACAATTCATCGGCCCGAACCCAACCACGATTTGTAGTATAAAATTCATGGTCTGTGGTGCAAAGAACTTTCGTCCCATCTTCAAATTCCAATTCCACCTTTTCTTTTTCAATAGAATGTGGTGTTGGCACAATCCAAAGAGGTTTGATATATTCAAACTGTTTTTTATCTATATCATAAGACATTACTTCGTGTTCGGTAGTCAATTCAGAAATCTTCACATCTCCTGTTTTAGTTTTGATAAGAGTATTTGGATGAAAACATCC